TATGTAGGCACTCAACTGGACGAGCGAGACATTAGCCTGGACGTGACGATTAAGGGCACCAGCCGCGAGGACATGTACACGCAGCGGCGCTGGCTGCTTCGTGTGGTCAATCCTAAGCTTGGGCCGGGGAAGCTTGTATATCGCAACGACAGCCGGTCGTATGCCATTCCTGCTGTGTGTGACACGAACAGCCCGAGCTGGGGCAGGCGCTTCGCACATAATCAGGAGTTTACGCTGGCCTTTACGTGCCCAGATCCGTATTGGCGGGACGAGTCGCAGGTAGTGAAGGGCCTGAAATTCGAAGATGGCGGCTTGACCTTCCCGTTGCGCCTGCCAACCCCGTTTGCCTTCAGCTCCTATCGAGGCATATTCACCAATGACGGGGATGTGGACACGCCGCTGGAGATCCACTATAAGGGGCCAGCCGCTAACCCGGTGGTGCTCAATGAGACTACGGGCGATTTCATCAAGATCAATTACGAGCTATCCGCTACGGATGTGCTTCATATTAACACGGCATTTGGTAACAAGCGCGTGGAGGTCATCAAGTCAGATGGCTCCAGGGTGAACGTATTCCACTGGATCGACCTTGCCAGCACCTTCTTCCAGCTAACACCCGGCAAGAACATCCTGCGCTACAGCAGTGACCGGGAGACAGACTGGCAGCTTGCGAATGTCATGGTGTACTGGCATAACCGCTATTACGGGGGGTGAGGATCATCAGCGGACCATCAGTAAGGATATTGGACACAGCATTTAACCTACTTGGGGAGATCGACGATTATGAGAGCTTGCAATTCACGAGGCGATTTTTCCGAGCTGGCGAGTTTGAGTTGCACATTGCCTTGGGCAAGCAACACACGGATAAGCTGGTCAAGGATAACATTATCTTGATCGGCAATCAGCCGCATAAAGCGGGTATCATCGAGAGTCGTCAGATTACGCTGGAGGATGGCGTGGAGACGCTGACCATAACGGGGCCGGATCTGTGTGGTATCCTCGCTAGACGTATCACTGTCACAGACAGTTACGATCGTGTGCGAGGACGAGGTGAGACCGTCATTAAGCATTACGTCAAAAATCATCTTATTGAGGGGACCTACCCAGAGCGGCGGGTGCCTTTTTTGGTGTTGGCACCTGATGCTCTACGAGGCGCAAATACAGTGAGGTCATCTCGTTTCGAGCCGCTGTCTGACGTGTTACAGGATATTGCTCAGTGGTGCAACATGGGTTACGGTATCAAGCTGGATTTTGCCACTAAGAAGTGGGTTTTTGATGTGTACATGGGTCGGAATCTAACAGTCAATCAGACTACACTTCCACCTGTCATCTTCTCACATGAGTTCGACAATATTCATAGTCAGCAGTTTGTGGACTCCGATACCAATTATCGCAATGTCGGCTACGCAGGCGGCAAAGGCGAGGAAGAGGACCGACTCATGCAGACTCTGGGAAGCACATCCGGCTTTGACCGCAGAGAGGTGTTCCTTGATTGCTCCACGGCTGCCGATATTATTGAGCTCATACAGATGGGTCAGCGGCAGCTTGGGGAGCTCAAGCGTGTACAGACGCTAGAAGGAACGGTTCTGGACACGGGTAGCTTCCGCTATGAGCAAGATTGGGACCTGGGCGACATCGTCACGGTCCAGAATCGAGCTTGGGGGCTGACGATGGACAGTCGCATAACAGAGGTCAAAGAGATATACGAGCCAGCATCTGCGCTTGAAATCATCTTTGGCAATGATCTACCGACCATCGGTCAGGCTATACGCAAATTAACGCAACAGGCAAAAAGGAGTGATTGATTAGATGCCGCAAAAAAGTGGATTTTTTGATACAACCGCCGATGACCCGCGCGAATATCCGGCGCGAGAGTTTGCCGAGTATTTTGCCCGATTCGTCGGGAATGGAGTGTTCAGTGGTGGTACTAAGCTTAAAGTGGAGGTAACTGGCAGTGACATGAATGTAGCCATCTCACCGGGTTATGCCTGGATCAATGGCTACATGTACAGCGTGTTCGAGTCAGCGCTGGTGCTGCCCATTACGCCAGCCACGACAGCGGACCGTATTGACCGCATTGTGCTCCGGCTGGATGTAAGTGCGCCTGTCCGATCAATACGGGCACTGGTGATTCCGGGCAATCCGGCTACCAACCCGGTAGCCCCAGCCATTACCCGCTCAGGCAGTATTTATGATCTGTCTTTAGCTCAGGTACGGGTTATCGCCAATACGACGATAATTAAAGGGGAACAGGTTACGGACGAGCGGCTTAATAACACGGTATGTGGTCTGGTAACAGGTTTGGTACAACAGGCAGATACGACTTCAATCTTCAATCAATTTCAAAGCTGGCTTAACACTCGAACCTTAGAATATCAGAAGCAGTGGAAGGACTTCATGGATTCTGTGCAGGACGAAGGCTTTGCCACCGTGCCTTACGTGGATCAACAGTTAGTTAATGCCAAGGCCTACGTGGACGCTAAGCCGTGGCAACGTGTCCGCGTCACGGCAGACAGCGGGGCTGCTATCGACATAACCAATAGTGACCTTAATATGGATCGTCCCACAGGCTGGTACATGGGCTCTAGTATGGCTAATGCTCCAAACGGAGAATGGTATTGGGTCGAGAACATCAAACACAACGCTGCTTGGTTCGTGCAGATTGCGTATAACTTCAACAACGGGAATATCTATGTAAGACGCAAATACAACGGAACTTGGACGGGTTGGATTCAAGACCCGACTAGAGGGGAAATTGATTCTATCAATTGGGAAATCAACAATTTAAAGTCATCTGTCGCTAACGGCAAAAACGAGATCGCTGCCGCCATTAGGGACAAAGGCCAAGCTTCACAAGGCAGCGATGCATTCGCCACAATGGCAGCGGCCATACGTAATATCAGCACTGTTAGTCAGATGGCAACTGGTTCATTCACCCAGACGAGCAGGCAGCGCCAGGGTGTATCAGTTACGTTAAGCGATAGCGTTCGCGGGCTGGCTTTCACGCCGCGCTATATAATTCTGTACCCTCGAATTCAGAATTACGGAGGGTATGGTTATTTTGATGGCATCATCGGGAACGGTATAATTCCTTCTGCCGCTACTCATGGAGGAACAAGTGATTATGGTAAAGCTAGTATATCGGCGTCCATAGCCATTGTTACAGGGGGATTTGATGTGTCTATCAATTATAGTTTTAGTTTCACCCGCAACCCCACATCAGATTATGATGCGTCAATGACGAGCTGGAGAGCAATTCAATAGGAAAGGATGATGAATGGTGGAGATTGGACGTAAGATTTATTACCGCAAGGCTTCAGGTCAAGTCATTTTTGTGAGCTCGGAAATGAGCGGTAGTGTGTTAGAGACGACTGTCGAAGAGGATTTTGAGTTTTACCCGCAACTCCAAGGATATGACCCCGAAAAAGTAGGTATGCTACAACTGGAGTATGGCCAATACGCCGATGACTTTTCCCGTGCAGCAAGTTACTATGTCAACCCAGAGACAGGCAAGCTGATGTTTAATTATCGTAATGACATAGGGCAGGAGCCCACATATGAAGCGCCTCTGACAGATCAGGTGTCTGAGCTACGAACGCGCCAAGACAGCACTGAGCAGGCCCTGCTGGTCCTAATGGAAGACTCTATGGGAAAGGAGTGATATAGATGTACTCATTTCTATTAGGGGTATGGGTTCGCGGTACTGTGGACGAGCAACGGCTCAGAAACTATGTGCCGAAATTCATTACAGCCGATCAGCTTAATGAAATATTGGATACACCTCGGCAGTAAGCGTAGCTCAAGGAGCTGCGCTATTTTTGTGCCCTCACGCTGAGGGCTTCTTATATTGATGGGGGGAACACGTATGTCTACAACACCAGAAGGGGTGAGGGAAGTGCCCGAAACGGATTACAGTTTTGTGACGGAGATCCGCGTGCAGTTGGCTCGGATTGAAGAGACTTTAAAGCCCTTATCGGCCTTGGCGGCATCGCTAGATAATGTTAGGGATACGGCGCGTGAGGCTTTGCGACTTGCTCAGCAAGCCAATCAGAGAATTGAACAGTTCGAACCATCAAAGGATACAGCGGATGAGGCCCTACGTAATGCGAATGCTGCATTGGAAACACTACGGAGTCAGGCAGATGATCAGAAGTGGTTCAGACGGACGTTTTATGGATCTGTTATCACTGCCGTAGCCGGCGGCGTAGTGCTTGCTGTATGGGCAGCGATTAAGTTAGGGGGCGTCTAACCGTGGAGAATGATATCTTGACGCTAGCGGCTCTGGTGGCAGCCTATGTAGGAGTGGCTAAGGCATTTGGACTGACCAAGCAGTGGACCAATATAGCGGCTGTGCTGATTGCAGCTGTCTTTGTGTTGGTGCCGGACTTTATTCAATCGTACTTAATTCAAATATCTGTGATCGGTCTAAGCGCCACGGGTGCCTATCAATTTGCTAAGAAGGAAGGGAAGTAATATGAGCAATCCATTCGAAGGATACAGACTGACAAGCCCATTCGGGTATCGTATGCACCCGGTAGATAAAGTGAAAAGGTTTCATCGTGGTGTGGATCTGGTCATATCCCCAGCTAACGGCGAGATTAAGGCATTTACCGCCGGCAAGGTCCTGCACGCCAAGATGGGCGTAACCGGCTCTGGATTCGGGAATATGGGCATTGTGGTTGCCATCCAAGATGACAAAGGATACTTGCATGTGTATGCCCACCTGTCCAGCGCATCTGTCAAGGTAGGTCAGAAGGTAGAGCAAGGACAGGTTATCGGACATCAGGGCAGCACAGGTAAGTCCACGGGTCCGCACCTGCACTACGAGATCCGTAAGGCTGCTTCGCCTCAATACGGATACACAGCCACAGAGGCGGGTGTAGTGGAGCCTACACAGTATTTGATCAACTATTACGGGCAACAGCCTAAGGAGGATGAAGAACCAATGACAGCGGAAGAACGTAAGCAATTAGAGACACTACAAGAGACAGTCAAGCAACAAGCTGCTGCTATCAAAAAACTGGAGCAGTACAATTCCATGCCTGAGATTCCCGAGTGGGCAAAGGATGCATGTGTAGCTGCCAAAAAGGCAGGTATTGTCGATAACACAGCAGGCCGCAGCTATGATTTTTATAGCCTGTTGACGGTGCTTCGTCGGGCAAAACTATTCTAAATGGTAAGGTTAATGAATAAGAAAACCCCTGCCAATTACTATTGGCAGGGTATATTTTATTTTTTGAATTGTAATTGAATCACTTTTGCACTGTCTTTTTGCATTAAATAGCCTGACTCTAGATTTGCAAGAACCTCAATCTCATCATGAGGAAAGCATAATTCGCTGACAATATCTTGCTTTGTTTTAACTTTGTGATCAATCAATGCTTCTATTGCTTGTTTTAGAACCGAAGGATTTTCAAATGGTAAGACATCATCTAATGGCTCATTCATTAATTGATTTTTCTTCGCTAGCCTTTGACGAATATTTATATGCTGGTACTCACTTAAAATCTCTAAAGAGTGAGCCCTATATGCCATGGCTTGAATTGATACCTTCCACCTTTTTTTCAACGCTGTAAAATGATCAATGGAGGTTGAAACTATTTCAGTACCAAAACTGGGAGAGGGTAATAAAAATGCACTTGCAAAACGATTTGCTTCTTTTTCTATAAGTTTATAGTTTTCCTTTTTATTAAACTCACTTTGTTTTATCTTTGAGTGTAACACTAAATGACCCAACTCATGAGCAATGTCAAATCTCGATCTGGAAGCGGTCTTGTCGTTACTCAATAGAATATAGGGTCGTTCTCCTGACTCCCATATAGAGCATGCATCTATTTTGTATGAGGTAAAAGGTGCTCGGGCAACAATGATCCCAGCCTTTTCAAGCAACAAAACAACGTTACTTATTGGTCCATTCCCTAAGTTCCAAGCTTTTCTAACCTTATCTGCAATGCTGTCGATCTCTTCAAAATCAATTGGTACGTAAGTTTCGTGTTCCTTGAAAACTGGAACACTAACTTCGGGGAAGTCCAGGAACCGCTCGAGATATTTGTGGATTTCTTTTATCCAAGAGATTTTGTGTGCATGTACTTTTTTTGATTTCTGAGTGGCCATTGCCATGCTTCTATAATAAACAACACTATTGGTATTAGAAGGATTTTCTTTATAAAAGTAGGTGACCGGAACATTCAATTTTACAGAAAGTTTTTCAAGTGTTTGGTAGCTAGGCACAGCTTTGCTTTTTTCATATTTTGATATAGCCTGATGTGATATTTCAACGATGTCAGCTAATTCGGTTAAAGTAAAACCTCTTGCCTCTCTTGCCTCAATAAGACGATCAGGGATGAACTTGGAAAAACGGTTATTGACCTCCAAGAATCTCCACCTCTTTTGTGAATTTTCTAAAGCCTATTAATTTTTCTTCGGTAATATTTTCTTCAGGATCTTTGTCTTCTGGTGCTAATGTGACAAGACGTGGTTCTTTTAATAGATTTATTCTTTCGTGCCACTGGTGAGGAAATCCTATATTTACGAACTCGGGAGTGTTACCACCACGGCTATAAGTTAGCAATAAATAGAATTCTTCTTGTGTATCATTGAGTTGATCAAGACCATCAATATCAGGAAAGTAAAGAGTGCCCTGATTTAGTTGTTGTAATTTGTTTCTAAAGTATGCGGGACGAGCAATAGCGTATGGTGAATGAACTTGGCTGAATGTCATTTTTACTTGACCTATAGAAAGAACAAGATATTTATGACTTCGATTACGATTATATTCATAAGTATATGAAAGAGGAAGCTGTTTTAAGTTTATTTGCTGTTGGAAAAGATAACCAATAGCTAAGTTTCTCAAATAACCTTCATGAAATTCCCCCAGTTCCCAATTAAGGATTGTAGTATGTTTTATCGCTTCTTTTGTAAGGGTGTAGGCCTGTTCAACAACTGAACAGATATTAGACCGTACTGATGAGGGAAGATGAAAATGGATAATTTCTTTAGCGTCGTTATGTACAATAAATGGATTCATTTTTTTGTTTACCCCCTTGACATTTACTTGTTGCAACTATCTTACTAAAAAAGATGAGATTTTGCAACCTGATGAATGTAAAGGAATGCAAAAGGCTCTACCTGCATTATATTGGTAGAGCCTTCCTTTTATAGCTTAGAGTGGACTTCCCTAACTAATTCGTTGATTTTGATCGTTGCTCTTTGAATGTCCTCTTCACTTTGCAGAGTACCATCCTTAGGAGCACGCATGTGAGGGACAACTACGAAAATAAGTTCTCCATCCTCGATATAAACTCTTTCAATGTAATCATATCTTTTGTTAGAAAGTATTGTCTTTTCTACTTCTTTTAAGTTGATGGGGATTAATCTTCTTTTTTCAGACATACCACTACCTCCAATGTTTTTAAGGTTCATTTATTATATCGGAATATTATGTAAGTAAATGAGCATCAATCATGAAGTAAGTGTAATGCTATATCCATTGCGTTGGTGGGGTAGCATCCCCCTTTTTTTATCCTATGCAACCAGATATAAGAAGGAACAAGATACGAGCCGTGGTCTTTTATCAATTTACAAAATAGCCCAACTAAGTTATACTGAGTCCAGAAATCCAAAAGCATCGGTCCGCCCTCGCCATCATAGGCGGGGGCATTTTTGCGTTCAAGGGGGATATATGCAGAAAAAGATTATAGGCGGAATATTGGCGTTAATAATAGGATTTGCAATTTATAACGGGGACTTTTTCGTTACGCAGCCTGCTAACACTACACAGCCAGTGCTCAACGTGGAACCAGTGGCCCCAGCGACTACGGAAGATACGGTACAGCTCGAATTCCCATCTGACAGGTATCCTGAGACAGCAGCCCACATAAAGGACGCCGTTGCTGCAGGAGGTTCGGCTGTTTGCACAATAGATCGCGATGGAGCCGAAGACAATCGGCGCGACTCGTTGGCTGGCGTCCCCACCAAGAAAGGCTACGATCGGGATGAATGGCCGATGGCCATGTGTGCCGAAGGCGGCGAAGGCGCTGATATTGAGTACATAAGCCCGAAGGACAACCGTGGAGCCGGGAGTTGGGTAGGTAATCAACTGGAGGACTATCCGGACGGGACCCGCGTGGAATTTCTCCTTAAATAATCAAAAAACATAAGCGTAGTGAAGTACAGATTGTTTACTATCAACATAAATTTATGTTTTATTTTTTTTTTTTTTTTGGAATACTAAGACAACATTCCGAAAAAAGGTGGTTGTTAAATTGGTCCCTAACGTTGAAAAAGCTAAGGAAGAATTGAGTAAATATTTTGGTTTAAAGCATAATAGAGCGGAGATGTTTTCCCCTTACATTGATGAAGTTTGGCACGATTTAATTGAAAATAAACCCGAGGAATATGTTGATCTATCAATCTCTTCCTGCGGAGTTGTGGTTGGCCATATTGAGAAACCTAAGGGAAGTCCACGTACTGAAGAAATTTTTTGGGTTAAAGAATATCATGAAAAGCATGGCGATTTACCTTCGATTTGGTTTACAGATAAAGATGGAAATGTAGATGAACAAGTGTACAGTGAATATAAAAAAAGCAAGAGAGTGATAATCAAACCACAGAACTTACTTGGTCCAACAACTTGCTTCTGTGATATGTTCCTCCCAGACTCAAGACTAATGGAGATTGCGAATAGAAGGGGGTATAAGGGAGAATAATTAGTTTCTTTGGTACTGCAGAATTCATCGCTCCAAACAATTATGTTTTCGCTAGACCTTTTCACCAGAACAAAAAGAGCAGGCGGATATCTATCCGTGCTGCTCTTTTAATTTCTATTGATAAGGAACGAGTGTTCGCATGTAATACAAACAAACGTTCGCGAAATGGAGGGGTTGAAATTGAAGATTACTGCAGGTCTAAGCGTTGAAATAATCTATGAAGACAAGTCCGGTCACATCACGCATCGTAAGATTGCTGTTCGTGGGGTTCGTGAAGGGATGATCAGGGCGACAGACCGTAGCAGCAACCAACCCCGGACATTCAAAGTGGCGAACATACTCGCGTGGTCACCGATCAGTCAGACAGCTTAGGAGGCACACACCATGAGTAAGAAACTTGAAGGTAACGGACTATTTGAAGGATCTCGATTCATTCTGCCAGAGCACGCTGCTCGCATCAGGGAACAATATATAGAAGAAACACGGAGATCCAAGCCTATTATGGATGACCAGGAAGTGCAGCTAATTGAACAAGCGCTTGTGAATTCGTACAATCGGCGTGTGCCTGTGGAGCTGCAAGTGTTCGATCCGTTTGATGATATTCGGGTGAGTGGGGTAGTGACGGTACTGAATACTGGACGTAGGATGGCCAAGATCCTGCAGGGCGATAACGACTACCAGTGGATAGAGATTGACGACATTCTGGGGGCATATGTTGATATAGATAGTTAGAGCCCAGGGCAGATACCCCGGGCTCTTTTGTGTTATAATTTGGCTTGTACAATTTGCAGCTAATAGGGCGGTCGGCTAATCTCCCGGAAGGGAGGTGATGCCTGTGGAGGTCAAAGACGCATTGATGCTAATGATAGTGTTCGGTTCATTGCTAATCGCACTGATCGGACTCGTTGTCACAATAGCGATTGCACTTAGCCAAAACAAAAAGAAATAGACCGCCCGTGCAATGATATGCTCCCATCATAGTAGACAGTAGAAAAAAC